CATGATGACCGATCTTCCCCTTGTTGATGAGGACGAAAACGAGCTTACCATGGGTAATGCTGCCACCTGGAAGCAGACCAACGGTTACACCCAGGAGAATGAAACGGTTTACTTCCCGATGGCTGTCGGTACTGATGGCAAGAAGTATCACCTGTCCGTTCTTGCTGCGGCCAACTTCCAAAAGCTGCTGGTGTCGCAGGACGGCATTCCCTACAAGACGGCCAGCAACACCGAATGCGAGATCATCCAGAATCTCTACATGGGCGAAAGCAATCTTGGCCGCATCTGGGGCGATGACATGGTAAATGAAAAGCTCAACAAGAACGGCATTGCCAGCGCGGCCTATGTCGGCGGTCGCTGGGCGATCTGGGGTTGTCACAGCGCTGATTACAACCAGACCGAAGCCTCCGAAGTCAACATTGCGGAAACCAACCGCATGATGCTGTTCTACCTGAGCAACGATTTCCAGCATCGCCGTATGCGCAGCGTTGACAAACCCATGACGAAGAACGACATCGCTTCCATCGTCTCTCAGGAACAGGCGCGGCTTGACGCCCTTGTCAAGATCGGCGCTCTTACCTACGGCGTTGTGGAGCTTGATGCCGATGCCAACGGCATCAGCGATCTCGTCAAGGGCGATTACACCTTTGCTTTCCGCGTGACCACCACGCCGCTTGCCAAGAGCATGACGGCTATCGTCGCGTGGACGAACGAAGGTTTTGCGACCTATTTCGCCTGATTCACAGCCCATCCCCTCCCCGGCTTAACGGGGAGGGTTATTCTAAAACAAGGAGGAACCCACGATGCCCAAGAAGATTGCCTGTAACGTGGAGGGTATTCGCGTCCTCGACAACGAGAACGTGATTGAGGACGTGCAGAGCATGGAACTGCCCGAAATCGCCTTTACGACTACGGAGGTCGATTCCAGCGGCATGGTCGCCGCCATTGACGTTCCCAGCATGACCCATATTGATGCTATGGAATACAGCATCGAGCACAACAATGGCTTGAACTGCAACCTTCTTTCCTCTCCCGGCAAGCATTTTACCGAGCTTCGCATTGCGCGCCAGGCGTTCAACAGCGCCAAAGGCGAAATGGAGCTTGAGAGCATCAAGCACCGTATGACCGGCGTGCTCAAGTCGTCTAAGGGTGGTTCGGTCGAGCAGAAAAACCCGCTCGGTACTACGGAAACGTACAGCGTCCTGCGTTATGAAAAGGAGGTCAACGGCGAAATCGTCATTCTGATTGACGTAACTGCCGGTATCCTCAAGGTCAACGGCAAGGACTATACCAGCGACATTGAAAGTTTGCTGAACTAATCCCACAGGGAAAAACGCACACGTTTGCGTTTTTCCCTGCTCTTTTTGGAAAGGAATTGCTATGAGTGAAGAACCGATGGTAAATCCCGTTTCCGCGCAGGAAGCGCCGCAACAACCTGTGGAGCAGGCGCAGCAGACGTCCAAGCCCCCTACTCCCGAAGAAATCCAGCAGAAAATAAAAGAAACACGCGATAGGATGGCGCGCGGTACGCTGGCATTAGACAAACCCATCCGCGCCGGCGGCGAAGATGTCACCGAACTGGACTACGACTTTACCCGTCTCACCGGCCTTGAATATGCCCGCGCTATGTCTGACGCCGGGAATACCGACATCTACAAGATCAATGCGGTGCAAGCGTTCAACCTTTTCTGTATCAGTGCCGAAAAACAGAACATGAGCAAGAAGGTTGCCGCCATCGACATCATGCGCGACATGGGCGCCGCCGACGCTGTAAAGGCGGTTCAGGTCGCATCGCTTTTTTTCGTTCTCGCTTCCAGGACGGCGAAGAATCATTCCTCGAATTGATTTCGATGCTTGCACTCGTCAGCAAAACGCCCGTCACAGACATGATGTGTGTCGAGCTGACGCATATTGAAATCCTGGAAGAAGCGGTTGTTGCCGCACTACGCAGGCTGCGGCCTGAAAAATAAATCCATAAACCGGCGAGATGGATACTCTCGCCGGTTTTATCACTTGAAAAGGAGGCGTCAGGCGTGAAACTTGTATACGAAGGTGCTGACATCACCGGCGAAGTGCATATTCGTAAGTGCGTATATCACGAAGCAGGCGGAGGTCGTCTTGACAGCCTTGATATAGAGTTAGAAAACGCGGAGCGCTGGTATCGGTGGAAACCACAGCGCGACGATCATATAAACGTATCTCTCGACAGTCTTACCACGGGCAGGATGTATTTGCAATCAATCATTCCTGAAAACAGCAAATTCCGCCTCTTTGCTACGAGCGCACCGAGCGCCGCAGCACTGAAAAGATGGGCCAGCTATGAAAACGCGACGCTCAAGCAGATCATGGATTCGTGCTCGGCAGAGCTTGGTATGAACGCCGAAATCTACGGTTTAGACGAAAATGCTGTTTACCCCTATTTGCTTCGCAAAAACGAAACCTGCACCGCTTTTATTACAAGGCTCCTTGAGTGGGAGGGTGCAACGCTAAAGTGTGTAAACGGCAGACTGGCGGCGATTGCCATTGAATATGCGCAAAAGCTGCGCACAAGCAGAAGTATAGCCTTGCGTGCAGATCAACAAGGCGTTATGTACTGTCTGCAAGACAAAATGCGCTGGGCAGGCGTTACGATTAAAACACCTCACGCAACGGCGTCCGCCGTCGATACTGCTGTGAATGGCATGCAGCACAGGACGCTTGCTGATTTGCCCGCAAGGGATGCCTTTACTGCTGGAAGGTGGGCAAGAGGCATGCTGCTCACCAACAATCGCAAGGCGGAGACCTTGCAAATCGCTATGACGTTCGATGAATCATTATGCGCACTGGTACGCGTTGATATACAGGCCGATGAAAACCTTGGCGGCAAATGGCTTGCAGAAGAAGTCGAGCATGATCTCAAAAACGAGAAAACGAGCCTTATATTACGCCGCTGCATTGATACCATTCGTTGAGGAGGGAGCATATGCAGCCAGATGGCAGAGCGCTCATTGAGCGCGGAATCATTCTCTGCGTTGCTGACGATGGTTATACCATCGCGAGCACAGATCGACCCGGAATCACAACTCCTATTCTTAAAGCTCTAAACGGCAGTGTTTACGATGTGAATACCGCCGTTTATTTTTTTGTGTTCGATGATGGCGATGGAGGAATCATCGGGGCTATGTAACGGAGGTCATTACATATGGGACAAAGATCGCTTAACACTGTCATTACCATTGGCGGTAACGTAGATGGCAGTTTTGGAAAGCTGGGCAGTGCGCTACTCAACCTGGGGAGCATGCTCGATTCTGTCAGTTCCAAAGCCTTTAATTTTGGCAAAGAAAGCGTATTGAGTTATAGAGATTACGATGACTTGATGCGCGAAACGCAGGCAGTTGGTGAGTTCACCACGGCGCAGATGGAGCATCTGGATACCATCAACAGGACACTTGCGCAAACCACTACATATACGCCTAACCAGATTGCCGAAGCGGAAGTTCTGCTCGGCCAGCTGGGCCTTACCACCACTCAGATTCAGGACATGCTTATTCCCTCACTGAATCTGGCAATGGCGGGAAATATCTCCCTTGCAGATTCCGTTGGTTATTTGTATGCCGCGCTGAAATCCACAGACGCGCCGCTGTCCTACGCAGACGAATTGACCGATCAAATGGCCGTTGCAGCTGCAAAGGGCGCAGCAGACGTGGATACTCTGGGCGAAAGTCTGGAACGCCTCGGCAGCGGCGCGAAGATGTTCAAAGGCGGAAGCAGGGAAATTCTCACGTTGCTCACGCTCATTAGTGACTTCGGCGAAGATATGCGCGGCGCTGAAGCTGGTACAGCCCTTCGCAACTTTGCCCTCTCTTTGTTTGCGCCTACTGGTAAAACCAAAGAGGTTATTGCCATGCTTGAAACGCTTGGCATGACCACGGATGAATACAACGCCTATCTTGAGGAAGAGGGGATTGTATCAACCGCCGCAGCAGCGGCCATTGAAGAACTTGGTTTGTCGCTTTACGATGATTACGGCAATGCGCGCAGCATGCTTGAAATCATCCCTCAATTAAACACCGCATTATCGTCTATGTCTGATGAGGTAAGAAATCCGATTCTTAGGCAGATTTTCGGCAAACGCGGCTTCACCACCGCCAGCAACCTCATGGCGGTAGTTGGTTCGTTTGGCGATATGTATACGGCGATTGACAATAGCGATGGAGCTGCAGAGCGCATGGTGGAAACCATGCAGGGAGGCCTCGGTGGCGCTCTGCGCGAGTTGGAAGCTGCGAGTACACTGCTGCAAAACACGTTCGGTGAGCAAGCATCTGGCGATGTTCAGTTTGTTGCCGAACTTCTGCACGGCATTTCTGTAGATATGGCCAATATGGACACAACGGCAATCGCTGGCATGACAGGCATGCTTGAGGTAATAGCCGTTGCAGGCCCCGGACTGTTGGCGGCGGGCGGTTTTGTACGAACGCTGGGACTGATATTCGGCAACAAGGGGGCAGCGATTGCAACAGGTGCTATTGCTGTTGCGGGTGCAATCAACGGTATTCGCTTAGCCGCAGAAGCCTATAACGAAGCACAGCTTCAGAATACCTTCGGAACGCTTGAATTTGATACAACTGCGATTATTACCGACATCCAAAGCATAGGCGATGCTTACGCGACAGAACGCGCAGAGATCGACAGTTTCAAGCAAGCCCTAACCGAAGCCGTTACTGCCTACGAAGCGGCCTCTACTGATTTGGCGGGGAAACTCCTGTCCGGCCTCATAACACAAAAAACGTTCACGCAGCCCGAAATTGACGGGATGATGTCCCTTGGCGAACAGATGTCAAATCATGTGCTGGAAGGTATACGTCAGTCTACTGCTGCCAACATGAGCTATTGGGAAATGTTGTGGGGCGAAAGCTACTCCGATACAAGCGATCCGGCGTTACAAGGCATTATGGAGGCCGAAAGAGCCATCTATGATGCCAGCATAGCAGAAGCAACACAGCTTGGAGCAAATCTTCGCCAAGCAATAGTTGATTCGCTTGCCGGTGACGGAACCATCAGCCAAGACGAATACGATAAAATCAGGGATGGCATGGACGCCCTGAATGAGGCGATGGTTCAGGCTGAGCGAGATGCACAAGATAGACAGCAGTACATCGAACGTCAAGAAGAACTCCACAGAGCTGCAAGCATGAGTTCCGAAGATGGCATTGCGTTGCTGCAAAAGAATGCCGAAGAGCGAAATGCAACACTTGCTCAGTTGGAAAAGGATTACCGCGCCATGATGAGCGGCCTGACGTGGGACACTGAGAAATATGGCATTGAAATTGCAGAAGAACATCTACTAAAAGCCCAAACAGAATACGAAGAACGTCGCGACGCTATGATTGCTGGTTACGATGAGCACGAACGCGCCATCGTTGATGCTCTGATGTCGGGAGGCACTTACGCAGGCCAATGGGATACCATAAAAAGTCTTTACGATCAAGGGTTCTTCACAGATGATGGCATGGCTGCTGCCTTCAACAATCCGAGCGCTATTCCCTGGGCGCAGATGAGCCGTGAGGAGCAGGAAGGACTTCTTGATGCCGCACGTCAACTGAGCTTCGGCAGTCTTAGTGATATTCTTGAATACAGCCGGGGAAACGGCGGCGAGTTCGGCAACATGGCCGCAGCTATACAGGATTACGCCTACAATGTCATAAGTGAATCTTTCAGCCAATTCAAAGGCAGAGAGATGAACTACCAACAGTTCGGCGTAGATCCGTATGGGGAATTTGCCGGACAGTTCTCCATGGCGCTCCCGATTGAGGTGCCAGATGGAGCGGCGGACGGCGCAGAGTATTCCACTGGATTTCAAGCCTCTGTCAACGCAACGCCAGCAGAACAACTTGTAAACTTTCCCAGCGGATCGTCGGATGGTTCGAGTTATACAAGCGCCTTTCAAGGCAGTCTTAAAACTGCCACGCAGTACGTTAGAATTGTCACCATCGGAGGCGTTAGCCTTGGTGGTGGCGCAACTGGAAAGGCCAGCGCCAGCGCGGGAACAAAGAAATTCGCAGAGGGCGGACGCGCCACGGAAGCCTCGATTTTCGGTGAAGCAGGTCCCGAATGGGCCATTCCCGAAGAACATACCTCGCGTACTGCCGCGCTGCTTAACGCCGCGCGCGAGGCAAGCGGTTTCGGTTGGGGTGAGTTGATTGCCCGCACGGGTGGCTTGAATGCCAATCCCAACCATACACCGACACAACTTGTGTATTCTCCTACGATCTACGCCAACGACGCAACGGACGTGGAAGCGAAACTGCTCGAGGATAAGGAGCGTCTTGACCGCTGGTGGCGCGACCGTGTGTTCCGCGAAGAAATGGAGGCGTACTGATGCAGATAAGCGATCTGGAATATCATTGCAGTGCTGGCGAAACCTTTGATACTGCCGCGCGTTATGTGTACGGCGATGAGCGCTATGCCGCCGATCTGATGAATGCCAATCCTGAATACTGTGGGAAGCTGGCGTTTGCGGGAGGCGAAACGCTTCGATTGCCCGTTGTGGATCCCCCTTCCACATCGGAAGAACCCGGCTCTGACATAGCGCCGTGGCGAAGGGAGGCATAATGTAATGGCAACACTGATCGAGTGGTACACACATAAATTCGAGGTGGCTTCCGATTCGATCCGCGTATTTGACGATTTAAGTGTCAGCGGAACATGCGAAACGGAGGATAAGGAATCCAGCAAGGAAAAATACGTCAGCCTGAAAAACCGTAAGCCTGCGGAAATAACCCTGACGGCCATTCTCAACGCTTATCTTGGTTGTGATGTGCAAAATGAAGTTATGGCTTTCGTAGACGAGGCGCAGAAGGGAACAAGCAGTTTCATTTATGCCAACGGCGGAAAGCTGATGGGCTGCAAGATGATGCTGACGAGCGCCAAAGCAACGAAGATCGACATAGCGCCTGGTGGCAAGTGGACACACGCCCAAGTCGCGCTTACCTTCAAGCAATCAACCAAGGCAGACGGTACCGTTGCCAGCAGCAGTAGCGGTGGAGGCTCGAGTGGAGGCGGAGGATCAAGCAGCAAAAGCGGCGGCGGAGGCAGCAGTAAAACACAATACGGTACACCGTGGCAAAGTCTCATAGGTACTTCCAGCGTTTTTGCGCCTGCAGCCGAGGAAAAGGCAAAGCAAGGCGCTATTGAATACGCAAATAGCCAAGCAGCGAAAGACGCCGCAAAGGCTCAATTAATCAGCAGCGCTTACAAACCCACCAATCCTGCCAGCACCCTCAGTGCTCTCACAAAAGCTGCAACGAGTTCGAAATCTTCTTCCGGCAGCAAATCTTCCAGCAGCTCAAGCAGTTCAAAAACATCTTCCGCAGCAGCCACCATTTCTAAAGTGAGTTCCGTTATTAAAAGCGTTACAAGCAAAACCAGTTCCACAAAAGTAACTGTCAAAAAATGAGGTGATGGGGTGTGCTGTACACAATCAATAATGTTTTGGAACCTATCGCATTCGAGGAGCTTGCATCCGAGCCGGAAAAGCGTGTGGTGCAGAACTGCAAAAATCTTCTCATGACAAGGCGTGGAGAAGTGCCATACGACCGCATGCGCGGCCTCAACGCCGAGCTTGAAGCGCTTCCCATCGCCGAGGCACAAGAACGCATATTGAAGGACGTGGACATTGCGTTGGCATGGGAACCGCGCGCACACGCTGTGATGGCGAGTTGCCAATATAGCGCAAGCGGCGGACTTCTCATCGAGTGCGTGATTAACGTCGAAGGATAGGAGTAATGACGATGGATAAAAACGAGCTCCACTATGTTACCTATGATCCGTCTGAAATATGGCTTGAAATGGTCGCCGCCTACATTGAAGCAGGCGGCGATATTCTTTATCCTGGCGATGAAAAAGAGTTGCTTTTGCGCGGGGTGCAGGCCATTGTGACACAGGTTTTTGCAGGCGTTGACAACGCGCTTCGCATGCAAACGCTGCGATACGCCATTGGCGAGTATCTTGATCTGCTGGGCGATGCTCGCAACTGCCCGCGTATCGAAGCACAGGCCGCACGATCCCGCGTAGTAATTACCTTTGGAGCCAGCGGCCAGAGTAAAACCATTGCTGCAGGAACAGCCATGACGGCGGACGGCGAGCACATCTATATAACCATGGAATCCTTCATGCAAACCGGCTTTGCGCAGGTTGTAGAGGTTGACGTGGTATGCAGGAATGAAGGAGCCGCAGGAAATGGGTTGCTGGCTGGAATGCAAATGCAGTTCATGGTCAGCAACCCGGCTGTTGAAAGCATTTTCGTTTTGAAAGATGCCACAGGGGGCCAGGAGAGCGAAGATGATGACACTTACAGGGATCGCATCAGGCTTCACGGTCAAACGAGCGTTACAACCGGCCCTGCTACGCAGTACGAAAACGTCGCTATGAGCGTCAGCAGCGAAATTCTGGATGCGCGCGCTCTGAATATCGGAGCCGGACACGTCGGCGTTTATGTGATCCTGAAAAGCGATGTCGGCGAAAGTGGTTTGCTTACTGCTGTCAGCGATGCACTGTCTGCTGATGAAGTCCGCCCGCTCACGGACACGGTTTCTGTGATGAAGGCAACGGACATTCCTTACACGCTGAATGTTCAGTACGCGGTCGAAGAAAAAAGCAACATCACCGAGGCGGTATCTACTGCACTTGAGGAGTATCGCGATTGGCAGGACAACACGATTGGCCGCGCTTTCAACCCTGACAGGCTCATAGCGGCGCTTTATCAGGCAGGGGCCTCCCGTGTTACATACGTTGAAGGAAGCGCCTTTAACGGCGGCGAGGCGGTCTATACGCCCATTGGCACCAACGAACGCTGCAAAGGCACAATTTCCATTGGCATACTTGCAGAGTGAGGCGGTGAAAGCATGGTCGAGTTTGAATTGGAACAGCTATTTCCACGTTTTCTGCTGATGGATAAAAACGGCTATGCGATGG